ACCTCGCCAAGCGTAGAGACGATCACGCACAGGTCATCGACACCGTCCCCGGCATCCAGCGACCATGTCCCCCCGAACAGCAATCCCCCGCCTTTGCCGAACACGCCCGCAAGGCTGAACTGCGACAGGCTCCCGGTCTTGGCACCGGCCGGCAGGTAATAGAAGTTCATGGTCCCGCCCTGGATAAAGAACAGGCGCTCCTTAAAGGCCCAGACGTGGGACAGCGTCGAGGTGGTCAAACCCCCGTGGCTCATCGTGCTGGTTGACCATGACGTGCCGTCATATTCGCGCGGCGTATCTGTGCCGTTGACCCCAACGAGGAAATCCCCGCCGCTCGTTTCAAACTGCACGAATGACCAGTCCCCGCCCGTCAGGCTGCTCACATCGGCGGCAGGCGCACTGGCAGGGTTGGCGACCGTCGTGATGTTGTAAATCGCCGTGCCCGTCGCTGCGAACAGCTTCTCGTTGGGGCCGCTTTCATAAATCCACATCGCCGTGCAGGCGCTTGGAAGCGTGGCATATTTAGCGCATCCGCCCCGCACCTTGATCCCTGTCTGGCCGGGTATCCAGTTATCCAGCACAAGCGCGGCCTGATCGACCGGAGCGGAAAGGTTTGTGTTCGTCACCCAGCCGCGCACGGGCGCCGGGAATGTTACCGGGCGCGCAGTCCTTGGCGCCGGATACATGGGCGGGCGCCGCGTCGGCTGCATCGCAATTCTCATGGGTCAATGCTCTGCGGGTAGGCCACGGTTGTATCACGCGGCAGGACAGCCTTGCCAAGGCGGATAATGCGGCTTCCCTTATCGCGCATGGCCAGCTTGGCTAACAGGCGCTCGTAAGTCGCTAAATCCTCTGCGTATGGCAGGCCTTTCATCTCCCGCCACTTCCAGATGATGCCCAGCTTCAGGAGCCGCTCGTCAATGCGGAACGTGTTCGTATCCGCCGTGAACTCACTGATCGGCGTCGAGCCGTTCAGGCCCCACAGGTTCGACTGGTAGAAATACTTGACCTGCACGCCCGTGGAAAGAGCGGGCTTAATGTGGATTTCGCCTGCGTAAAGTATCCAGGCATTAATGACGAAATCAAACGTCTTGATGTCAAGCTCAAGCCAGTCGTCCCGGTCGCTGATCGGTGAAAGCGGCGTTTCCAGCGACGTGGACCACAGTTGGGACTTATCCAGTTGCCGATCGTAATCGGCAGGCAAGGCAAAGTCTTCGGTGGTCCCGTCGCCGGTAATGACCGCAATCTTGTTCAGGATTTGCCATTCATGGCTGGCCGCAATCATGGCCGCCATTTCGTTAGCAATGTTGGCAAGCTCGATATGCTCGCGGGTCGTCGAGCCGTAAACCGCTGACGGTTTCTCTAACGCTATGCCTGACGTGCAGGCCTGTTGAAAAACCGTCAGCAGGCTCATGCATTGATCTCCGCAGCGCTTGCGACTTCTTCGGCCATTGTCTTGAGCGTGGCAAGTTTCGGATTGCCTTTAACCTTGGTGCCCGATGTCGCCTCAATATACCGGCGCAGATCACTTGCCGTGTGGCCCATAAACCGGCCTTCGGTGACGACTTCAGCCTTTGCAGGCTCATCGGTCTGGACCTTGCCGCCCATTGCCTCGATCTGCGCACGCAGCGCGGCAAGCTGGTCCTGCATCTGTGCGTTCTGTGCGGCCAGCTTGGTATCCAGCGCGCCTTCGCGGGCTTTCATCAGCCAGGTTTCGGCCTTGCCCTTCCATTCGCGGGCGCCGGGTCCGAGACGCTGGAGAAGTGTCCCATCCAGGCCAGCAAGGGCTTCAATTGAGAACACCCGCTGCGCCTTCAGTTCGGCAACTTTGCTGCCGGTGATGCCGGGAAGCTCGTCCAGCGGAGTGCCATCGACAAGCGTGGCGCGGTTCTCAACAAATGCCGCATAGTGGCGGGGAAACTGTTCTTTCCACATAATCTGCTCGCGCCGTTCGGGGCAGAACGTGAAATCGTTTGCAGGCGCCACAAGCTCGGAGTGCTTGTCGCCGACGTATTTGATGCGGACGAATTCAACGTCCTTAAACTTGGGAAGGCCAAGCTGCGCCGTAGCGGCTGCATCCTCGACCGTCTGGGAAAAGAACTCGATGTGGAGGTGTGATGTATCTTGCATGGCAGGGGTTCCGTCTGAGGGATTGTAAATTGTGAAAGGAAAACCGGGGCAGGTAATTAACCCGCCCCGGCTGTCAGGCTTAAGCCGCGAGACCGTCATCCATAACAGGATACTGTATCTCGAACTCGGCGAAGCTGCCCGAAGGCGTGCCAATGGCAGACGCGCCCTTGGCGTTCTTTACGCGGTCGCCGGCAACCACGGCGTCGTCTACACTGCCCGCAGTTGCGGTCGCGTAAACGTTGGCGTTGTCGGCAAACAGCGCCAGGCACAGACCCACGGCCTTGCCGTAAATCTGATACCAGCCGTAGCTGGTCGCTGCCGTGTTTGCCGACATGGCAATTGCGACCGGGCCAATCGCATTAGCTGCGAGGAGCGCGGTCGTGCCGTCGTCCTGGTTGTATGTCACCCACGAACCGACAGCGGTCGAGGCAACACCGGCCAGATAGATGAACTCGCCGGGACCATAGGTATCGTCCGAGCAGTGGAACCGATCCCCAAGGCGATGCCGCAGGGTGGTCGAAGTCTCTGCAATCGGCTGACCGATCAGAGCGTTTTGATTTGCACCATATGCCATGTTTCAGTTCTCCTTACGGTGTGCTGTCAAGAAGCTTGGCCATGTGAAGCGGGTTGTTCATGGTCAAATTGCCGAAGAAACCCACGTGCTGAACAACCGCGTCCTGGTTGATCGGCGTCTGTTTGCCGCCAAACTTGACGAAGTTTCTGTCTGGGTGATACCGGAACTTCAGCGCCGACGTGTCAATGAAGTAGCTGACGTTCGCCGGCATGGCCGAACCAATCCCGCCTTCCAGCACCACATCAACCGACTTGCCGCCGCCGTAATACTTGAGCGACGTAAAGCCCAGCTTACCAAGACCGTTCTCGTCATTGATGCGCTGGATGTTCGTGGTTGCTGCCGAGTAGGTAATGTAGTGTTCGGCAGAACACGCAATCAGGTTCGGGCCCTTCTGGCCGCGTGAACGCTGGATCATGATATGGTCAAACAGCGGCTTGACGGTGGTTGAAGTGACCGCCGTGATAGCCGTGCCCGCAACCGTGATCGAGTTGGCATCATACGAAGACGTGCGCCAGATGGCGTTATCCACGCGGGAAATGCCGCCATAGGTGCCGGTATTGGTCGTTGTCGGAATGACAAGCTGAAGCCCGCCAATCTGATTAGTAGCCGTGCCAGCCGAATGAAGGTCTTCGACAAAGCGGTCGGTCAGCTCGGTCTCAGCGGCGGAGATATGCTCTTCCATGATGTTCTTGAGCTGGTTGCGGCCTGAGTTTTTCAGGATGTCCTCGCCCGAAAGCGTCACCGAAACCGCTGCCAGCTTTGCGGTAAATTCCGCATCGTTGAACAGTTCGGCAGGCGACGGGTTCAGGTATTGATAGCCTGAATAGCGCGTGTAGGTGCCGCTTTCGTTGTAAAGCAGGCGTTCCCTGATCGTGGGGCCGCTGAACGGCTTGAACTGATCGCGGGATTTCATGACGGTCAGGATGGCGTTGGCGTTAGAAACGAGGTCTGCGTAACCTGCGCTCCGGTCCTCCAATGCCAGCGAGAACGCTTCTTGCAGCTTCTCTGTGGATGTCAGCGATGGCATGACAATCTCCTATCTGGTGGGGTTAAAGCCCGTATTGATCGAATGCCCGGTCAAGGGCCTCGCGGGCCGATGCAGGCGTCTTTCGGTTTGCAGGGTTTGAGCCTGACCCAGGAGCGCCGGTGATACTCAGTTGGCCTTTGCGGGTCTGATCCGCTATGGCCGGGGTTTGCGGGGCCGGTGCAGTGCGCGGCGCGGGTTTGAGCCGGTCCGCTATCTCATAGGCTTCCTGCAATCTCATACGCGGTTCGGTGGCCGTGACAAGACCTGACCGCAATATACCGGCTATCTGCGGCTCAAGCTCACCATATCTGGGATTCTTGACCGCGAAGTCGGTAATGAATGACTGGACTTCCTGCTGCTGACGCTGGGTATAGGTTTGCGTCTGCCGCTTCAGTTCCATGTTTTCCTGTTGGAGACGGGCAATCTCCTGGCTCGTCTGCTTGGCGTAATCGTCAAGGTCCTGGCCTAGCACATTCGCCGCCACATCCTGCAAGGTAAACCCATGCCGCTTGGCCAACGTGTCGAACACCTGCACGGGGTTCGTGGCCATCATCCGGGCCATACCCTCGTAATCGGCAAGCACGCCTTTGATGTCCATCCCGTATTGCTGGGCGAGGGTTTCATAAGGCGCCACGTCAGTCTGCCAGCGGGTGGCCTCAGTGCGGTATTTCTCAATCCCGCCTTGCATCTCGCGGCCTGACTGCATTTCCGGCTCGTCCGAAAACACGTTGTCAAACGCATTGTCCAGCGCGTCACTCAGCGTGGCCGATGGGCTGGCTTCCGGCGCGCTTGCGGCGGGCACATCCGGCGTAATGTCCGGGGCTTGTGTGTCGAAATCGTCCATCTTGGGTCTCCGTCTGAGGGAATGTTATGCGCCAAGTCCTGCACGGCTTAATGCCTTGCCGACTGACGCCTCTATCTTCTTGCGTGATGCCTGTTTCTGGCGCTTGCGTTCGGCCGGCGCCTGGGTTCGCAGGCGTTCCGGGTCGGTATACGATTTATCATCGCCCACCTCGATCACACCGGCTTCGCGGTATGTCCGGCGAAGGCCGCGCTTGCTGTCATACATCTTGCCGTCGAGCATGGATTGGACCGCGTCCATGCTGTCCCGGATGAGCATCGGTGCGGCGAGATCCGAGCGGTTATCCGGCATCCACTCGCGGTGGTTATCGGGCCATTGCGCGACATCGTGAATGTCACCGCAAACTTTGCAGAGGCGATAAGTGGCCATCAGATTGTCTCCGGATTATGCAAACTGAGGCCCATGCGGCCCATGGCGGTGAAAGGTTCCTGCTCACTGATGTCCGACGCAGCAAACGCAGCGGCGACTTCTGAGGCTTCCAGCGGGAATGGCGGGTCGAGCTGTCCAGCCATCTGCGCAATGGCTTCAGGCATACCGGGCCAGTGCGAGACCTGGACCCATGCGCCTTCCTCGTCCTGTGCCCATTGCGTGCAAGGCAGCGGCATGGCGAACTGATCCGACACGATCCCGGTGCTGATGTAATGCGTGATCTGATTGCCGTTCGTCAGGGGCGTCATGAACAGGCCTACGCTTGCAACGGGGTCGATGGCTGCGGCTAGGTCGCGGGCGAGTTGGACGTGGGCGGAGGGTATTATTAGCGTTCTG